CTTTAGTGGTTATAAATAAATGGATGAATATATTAAACTATATGTTGAAGAGGTGGCTTTGTCAGACAAAGAAATCTCAAGGATGTGCGGTGGCAGGGTCGCCATCCACGGTTATGAGGATTTAGCCGCGATGAGAGATTATAAGGAACTGTTCAATGGCAAACCAGGGTGCATTCTACTCTATGAAACCCGCCATCATTTCGGCCACTGGGTACTGCTCATAAACAAAGAGCACGAGGTAGAGTTCTTCGACCCACTTGGTATCAAAATGGATCAGGAATTGAAGCTAGTCCCAGAATACCTACGATCTCAGCTAAACGAAGATGTCCCCCATCTAACCCATCTCCTGAAGAATGTGAGAGTTCGAGAGAATACCGTCCAGCTCCAAGAAGTAGATTATGACATCAATACTTGCGGAAGGCACGTTGTCTCCCGGTTTAACATGTATATGCATGGATTCGAAAACCTAAGACCATACCTGAGACTTTTCAAGAATCAAAAAGAAAGTCCGGATGTAACAGTGTCCAAATTAACTTTATTGCTGTAAATAAATGGAAACAAAATATGTAAACATCAGAATTCAAGGAGACACAAACTCACAAGTTGGGACCAAACCGGCGGTGTACGACCAGACATCTACGGCACCTGTCCTACAGAACTCTTCCGACTGGTCGTTAGCCGTGGTTCGATTCGATTTGACTACGAATGAAATGCCCGTATACGTCTTTGAGGATGTTCCTGGATCGGGGGTTTATAAATATGCAGTTATATTATCAGTCGCGGGCATCCGTTCAGAAGTACCATTAGACTTTACACTTCTAGGGTCTAAGAGCCCATTTGCAAACACATACGCACTGTATTCTTACAATGGTATCGTTGACGCAATCAATCAGGCTTTTCAAACGTGTCTCCAAGCATTGCAAGCAGATTATGCCTTACAAGTAGGTCCATGGCCGGGAACATTTCCAACCCAGCCACCTAGGTTCAGACTCACTGAGTCAAATCAGCTTCAACTGTTCTTTGAGCCCTCTTACCCCACAAGTGCAATAGCAATCGGATTCAATCCAGCAATGGTCAACAGACTCGGTGCTTTCTCGTTCCAGATACAGCCTGTAGCACCGTACGATGCATTTATTGATACATCTGACAAGATTTGGAACCATGTGACTTACAATGCGATAGATTTCCTATACACCCAAGAACCCGGCCTTTCCGTCCAAAACTGGAATTCAGTGAGGCAAATAGTATTCAAGACCGCTATTCCATTGGAGTCTGAATTACGTTCAGGTCAGGCTGTTGACAAGGACCAAATATTGACAGATTTCGATGTCACAGGGGTTATTGATGGGACAGACATAAACTTCACCCCGACCGGACCTCTACGGGAATATCCACTATTCAATAGAACCCCCCTATACGAGATTACAATGAAGGTCATGTGGAGAGATAGAGATGGTAGGGATTATGATTGGTTGCTTGGATCGGACGACTTAGTCACCCTCAAGATCGAATTTCGAAAGAGATGAACACCAAATTTTTACTGAGACACTACGACCACAACTGAAAAACTTTATTTCGTTAAAGAAAATGCAGACAATTAAAATCATTACTCCCAAAGTTGACATCCGTTCTGATGTCAAGAAAAATCATATCGCACTCGAGGGTCCTAGTCGAACCACTCAGTTTATTGCCGTTTCCAGCTCTTATGGAGGTGCTACAGGTACAGTCAATCCCGCACAGGCAAGCTGGGACATTCAGCCCCCTTCACACGATACTGTGGTCGATCGACACATTCGGGTTAAGTTCTATGTGAAAGTTAATGCTCCAGGTGGTTTCAGCAACAATAACGGAACTTCCAATCCTCCTGTTCTGGAGTGCCCGCGCCAGTTTCCGATCGCATCCGTGACCGATTCAATTCAATTGTCCCTGAATGGTGAAAATGTGTCCGATAATGTTAGCGAGAAGCTTCATGCCATGCTCTGTTATGGTAACACCGCAAATGAACGTCGTCGAGCCTGGTCCGAAGCACCGTCTATGCCTGACGCCTACCAAGAATATACCGATGGAGCCCTTTACGGATCTGCCAAGGACCCTATCCAGCCCACTGGTGCAGTTGAGATCGATTCCGGTCGTTCGATCGTCCCAGACCCATCCCAGCCAAATGACGGCAACAACCTCTATTATGTTGTGACTGAGCCCCTATTCATTTCACCGCTCGAGCAGGGTATTGGTAAGGAACACGAAGGTTTTGTGCACATCGACTCTCTCAATCTTACTATGAGATTTCGACCTAACTGGTCCCGTTTCATGAGTACCAAGGCCTCTTCAGTCGCGGGAGCTCTAGGTGTTAGCTTCTACAAGGCACCTGAAATGCATCTTAATTTCTTGAGTGTTGATCGAGATATGCAACTCCCCATGATCCAAACTCTACCCTATTACAAGCATCTCTCATATGTTCAAGGCGGCCAGCAAGCTCTACCTGCTGGTGGTTCTACGACGGTTGTTTTAGACAGCATTCGACTCTCTTCTATCCCTAAGACACTGTTCTTGTTCGCGGCCCATGACCGAGCTACTCGGGATGAAAAGACTTCCGATGCTTTCTTGGCCATTGACCGAGTAGACGTTACTTTTGAGAATCGTTCGGGTCTTCTAGGTACAGCAACTCCCGAGGATCTCTACCAGATTTCTGTGTCGAATGGATGCAATCTGAGCTGGGAACAGTTCACTCGTCATAAGGGCTCAGTTGTTGCTCTTCAGTTCGGCAAGGATCTTGGGCTTGATGATGGTCTGGCACCAGGTGTCCGCGGAAATTACTCGATTCAGGTGACTCTAACTCTAAGAAACCCTGGTGTAAACCCATTCACATTCGAGGCGTGGCAGTCCTATCAGATGGTCGGTACAATGGAAGTCGCAAAGGGTTCCGCAAGGGCCACTATCGGTAATCTCATGCCCAATGAGGTTCTTACGGCCCAATCTCATGAGATGACTTACTACGACATCTACCCAGATGCAATGTATGGAGGTAGTTTCTGGTCATCCCTAAAACATATAGTTTCTGGTATTGGAAAGGGTGTTAAGACGGTAGCCAAAGGTATTACCAAGGCTCTTCCCGTAGCCGAGACGGTATTAGGGGCAGTTGCACCAGAATTCGCACCAGCCCTTGCTACGGTTGGTCAGGCGGCTAAACTGGCGGGTGGTCGTATGAGGACAGGTGGAGCCCTTCATGTTGGTGGCGGTCTTAAGATGCGAGCTAGACGTCGATAGATTTATAATTATTTAGTGTATATGTACAAAAACTTAGTTTAGACCCTTTATTTTTTTGCACACCGATATCCCGATTTAAAACTTTAGGTGCCTAAAGAAAATGCTAAGTTTATTATCAGACGAATATCGAGGAAAAACACAAGGGCTTCGAATAGGAGCGTTGTCTTCAGACATTAAAGAGATGAAATCGGAGATTATTGAACCACCTACAAATGGGACTAACACACTCACGATAAGAGATCAAACCCAGCGAGACTTCATTGTTCTTAATGGGGCACAGGATGAGGTCGATTTCAAATTCGGCGCGAAATTCACACAAGGACTGTACGCGGGCACTATATACCCGTTGGTAGGCGGGGGTGAGATAAACTCTCTCGCTACATATATAAACGAAAGAAACACATATGAATTCTTGAAGCACACGGGCCTACAAAATTACACGGTTCCATCGACTACTTTCGCAGCGGCACCCCCATTTCCTGCGTCATTTGCACCCCCATCCGAGACTCACAGTAACTTCACACTACCATTCAACTCGTCTACTGTAGGGTGGTCACAGGCAATCTCGTTTTCAACTCCATCTGTTTACCAAGTTACAGCATCGTTTGTTGCTGATAATTCAAACCACCCTGTCATCGTTGCTTTATGTACAGTCGATCCCGGGTCCGGTAATAAGATCGATCTTGTAACTAGAGCGGAAATTGACAACGGTACAGCTAAGTTTGCGTCATTTTCTGGGGTCTTGAATCTAACAGGGACTCACAGTGTAATCGGGTTGGTATTTTATTCGCCTGGGGGGAATACTACCCTTAATAACTTCGACTTTAATATCACATTCCGACGATTAAATTAATCCTTATAAATAAATGGACTTTAAAAATATAACGATTCTTCCAAGTACCAGGGCAAATAAGAAATACATGGCGATACTTACAAATGGAGACAAGATTCATTTCGGTGCCAAAGGGTACGAGCAGTTTAAGGATTCCACTGGGTTAGGGCTGTATTCAAACATGGACCACGGCAATAAAAAAAGACGAGAGAATTACTTCTCCCGCCATAGCGCCGGTATAAAGAATAAGAAGGATGCCCTCAAGTATGAGTGGAATAAGTCTAAGCGTATCACCGCTAAGATCCTAAGCCACAAGTACCTTTGGTGATGCTTTTAGACAACCTGTAATATAAGGTCCTCGTGCCTTTATTTTTTTTGTCGCATACGCATAGAGTCGGTACTTACTATACATGATTGGGCTCGACATGAACTTGATACCAAATGACCCCCATTCACTTAGATATCTGTCATGTTTATATTTAATGAACCACCCGAAGGACCCAGTGACCCAGGCTATCTCATCAAATGTATTCTCTTTATCGGGTGGGTTGCCGACCAGATTGTTGTATGTTGCTCGGACATCCCTGTACACCTCATGCTGCAAGTCGAGACTTCTAAATATTTGTGCCACTTCCCCACTGTATTTGCTGTATCGAGTATTTTTTTCTGCCATTTATTAAATGGACATAAAGAATTTTAATTGGAAATTGGTGACCCCAGAAAATACAGTTTCTGCGTTCGTCGACAGATACCCAAATGAACGATCGAGAGCAATTATGTTGTCTCTATTTAAGCGAAAATTGAGAGACTCTGCGAATCCTCCATCCGACGAATATCTTAACGAATTGATGCTTCCGACAGATTTATATCAAAGGATTAACGAGGATTATAAG